AGAACGTAAGCCGTGCCGTTGGGCGCTTTCCAAACGTGACTGTTGTCAACGTAGTAAGTGAGATGAAACTGCCAGCCTGGGGCGTGATCATGCAGCAGGTGCATAGTGCGGCACCAGTTGACATAATCGGCTTTGTAACTTCCGGTTCCTTTTTGACTTACGTCATCAGTTGTGATGACATTGCCAAGGTTAGGAAATTGCGGCGATGGTGATGATGGCGGAGGGTTGTTCGTTTCTGGTTGCATAACGTTTTTGAGCATTGAGAGCAATCACAGCCGCATCATCTTGAAAACAAACGCCCGTGCAACTGTCCAGGAGTGCGCGGCTTAATTTGTCAACGTCGCCGATGCGTGCGGTGCAATGAGAAGGGGCTTTTGGCTTGAGTTCTCCGTTAGTGCGGAAGTGTCCTTTTGGTCTGGCAAAGATGAAAGTGACCGAGACCAAAATGGGCTTATCCATCATGGCATACCAGCCGTCTGGTAAAGCCTCAAGCGCGGCATATTTAACGTCTTGCCTCCATGGCTTGCATCTCTTTGATGCTTCAACCATGATGCCTTTGCCGATATGACGCTTGCTGCCTTGTGGGGCAGGTTTACCAAGAACGGTAAACGTAAAACTGTTAGGGCATGAAGAATCCAAAAAAAGGAAGACAAGGTTCGGGACTTACGCTACAGCCGCCCAAAGTTAATGAAACTGGCCGTGGTTGCCGCGTGCTTTTTGCTCGCGTGTTTTGAAGAAACCTTCAAGATCAGGGAATTGATCCATCAAATCACGAGCTGCAAAAGCTGTGTGATTGTTGTTGATCTTCAGGCCAAGGTCACCGGTTGTTGCGCGTGTCTCCCATCGAAGAATGTGAAACAGACCGTCCATCGAATAGCGGCTGTGACCTGAGACTTTCAACTCTTTTGCAAGGCGTGCTAGCTGTAGCAAAAGATCAGGGTTCCTGGCCTTGCATTGCTGCCATTGCAGATACAGTTTACTGTTTGTCATTAGATTGAGAATCAATGCTTGCTAATTAATTGTTAATTGCTGTTCCTGCGCATACTTAACAAACCCAAGAGGGGCTGAAAGTATAGACACAGCCATGAAAGACTTTCTTTGCCATGGGATGTTGCCAACAATTGCATAAGGCTCTTTAAACCTTTTAAACTCATGAAGAGGGTCTATGCCTTTTCGTATTGCTTCAAAAAAGTCCCATTGCAATAATTGCTTTTCAAACGGTCCTTTGAACTGAGGGCTTTTGCCCCAGATATAAAGTTTGTACGAAGGGAAGTACAAACCTTTTCTTGACATAAGCTCTCTATATTCTTCCTCTCGCTCGGTGAGTGGTTTTTGTTTAAAGCGGATAGTGCTCTTGTCAAAAACTAAAACTCCAATAGATTCACGTTCTTCGTTGTATTCCGCTTCGTGCTTGTACTTTGCCAAAACTTGACGATGGATAGCTGGCCGATCTTTTTCTCTAACTTTTCCTTGCACGCTTAAAAGCTTGCCAAATGAAACGCTTTCCTTTCTAGTGTCATTTTTGTCAAGCTGGCCAACAAATGAAAAGTTGTCCCATCTTCTAATTCGCGACTCTTGAGAGCTGTTAAATGGCAGGCATAGCCTTACAAAATTTCTTGTAGGTTGATGAAAAGCAATTGTGCAAACATGTGCTTTTTTGCGCTTGCCTTCAATGACACGCGCTTGAGCAAGGCATACGCAATCTTTAAAAGTCAGCATCTGCTTCCTCGGCTTTTGCAATTAAATACATCCCATGGCACCTAGATGGATAACACCAACAACCAAGCACTTTGCCTTTTAACTCGTTTAAACGGTTATGCAAGCTGAACTTACGAGGAAAGAAAATTTCGTAAGAATCGCACACCGTGTCGCGATCACCATCAGGCCCCATTTCAAATGGATTTCCCCAATGGCTACTGCGATCAATGCGCACAAAACGATCAGTCTTACGAGCCCAAGTAAGTAAAGCTCGGTCTGTGTCTTGGTGCATATTGGCAACCACCGTTCCACCAGCTTCAACAATCGCTTTGCGCTGCAACTCGTCTTCTGTCCACTCGTATTCAGGCTTAGCCTCTTGGACTGCTCTGTTGACAATCGCGGCAGTTAACTTGCCTTTGTTTTCATCCGCAGCAATGTTTTTTGCTTTTTTGTAGGCATTATTTAAGGCTTCAGGGTCATGACGCAAAACTGCAAGTGGAGCAGCGTGAGACCTCGTCATATCGCCGATGTTCCCGCCATTTTGCGGGAACTCTTTTAAAACAGCTTCAGCTCTAGCGGCAGCCAAGTCTTTTTCAATGGTCTTGGCGTGCATTTGAGGAAACTCTTTTATGCAGCAACTAGCAAAGCTGCGATAGCCAAGAGCTTTCCAGCCTTTGCGCCGATCTAGTTCATAAATCCTGGCGCGAACGGTATTAATTCCTTTTTTGATGTCATTGACGGCGTCACGAGCTTCGCGCTCGTTCATGTCAATCGCTGCAGTGATGTCGATAAGTGTCACTTCAGCCCCTTGCAAGCTTGCTGCCAGCCTTGCTCGCAGTGCGTGATCTGTTGCTGGTTGTGAACGCTGGTAAGCGTTACCCAAGTTGCTGTAGAAAACAGCACTCCAAAAACGAGACAGACTAAAAAGCTTGTCTTTTCAGGCTTGCTGCCGGGGTCGTAGTAGCGGGAACGTGATTTCAAGGAAGTCATGGGGTGATAGGACTCTCGCCTAAACAAATGGTGGCATGCCCAGGCATGCCTGTCAAGTTGGCACTCTGACTTGATCGCCAACCCAGTTCAGGTATGGCCCAATATTGACCTCGGCCTCTTGCGCTGTGTACCACCTGTAATCACAGCTATTGCAATGACGGCGGCGCACTGTTTCGTAGGGGCCATCAACGGTTTTCTTGGTCGTCACAACGTGGACGCGGAATGATCCGCACTTGGGGCACTTCATCTTGATTTGACGGCTCAAAAGTCTGGCTGCTCAGCAGAGAATCGATCCCAGCTTTGCTGGAAGGCGTCAAGACATTCCTCTGGGTCTTGCTTAATAATTTTAATTCGCTCAGGGCCACTGATTACGGTCACGCACATGCCAACCGTGATATTTGGCTGGCATTGAGAGAGACAACTGGCATACGCCCCAAGCTGGGCCGTTGCTGGCTTGCGAGCTGCAATTGCTTTTTTGCTGCTAACCGTTTTCAGGTCTCCCAGGATCACCAATTGTTTGCTGGGCTCCAAACCTTCCTCTTTCAATCGGATCAAAAAGTCAAAGCTGCCGCCAAGGCTTTTGTACCTGTCCATGACCCTATATTCCGTGGCCAAGGTTTCGACGCCCTTAAAAAATGAATCGTCAAGCAGTGGGTCAAGCCACGGCGACCATTTGTCATCGACGATCTGCGGCTCGTCAAGAAGGTGTAGTTCCAACGCCTTGTGAATCGCAGTTCCTCGGGCGGCCCATCCATCAGGGCCGTCTTTGTATTTGTCGATCATTGCTCGCTTGAACGGCGTCATGTCAACGTCGAGCACATCTGAAACGTTGTGCGCTAGCCACTCGCCCCGCCATCGATAACGATGCAAGCCTTCGTGGAACTCAAGATCTGGAACCGGGTCAAGCATTAGGGGGTTGCGCTCTGGGGACAGTATGGGCATACTTTGCCAGCAAAGCAATCCCAAACAATGCAAGAACTGGAATCAACTGCTAGCAGTCACGTTCGCGTCGATCCACGGGTCATAGCAGAAGTGGACCGCAAAAAACCAATCGGTGTCACCCGCACCGGCTGGGTCAACCTGCTACTTCAAAAAGCAATCGCATCAGAACCTGAGCCCCTTGGCCATGACTGATCTCAACGCAGAAGAACGCGCCTTTGATCTGTTGCAGTGGGTGCCGTATTGCCTTCCGTCTCAATATGACGAAGAGCAAGCCATGCTCGGCTATTACAGCAAGACGCAGAAAGATCGTTCAGATCGTGCCATTGACGCATGGGACGCTGATCATCCGTACAAATCCAGCGACGAACTAGAAGCGTTCAAAGAACTGGAAAGGCTTGGTGTCTACACACAGGCTGACTTCTACTCACCAAGCAAAGCCAAAGATGGACACTACACCGGGCGAATCAAAGCCCTCCGAGATACTGCCCGAAAGCCTGAAGGACCACCAAGACCTTCTGGACCGGCTCGACCAATACGCAAGCACCGTCCTTTGTAACGAGACAGACGAGCTACGCCGATCGCAACTGCTTCGCCTTTATGCCGATGAAGTTGGTTGCCCGATCAACGAAAAAACTGCGGCCATTGTTTTAAGCAAGGCCCAAGGTCAGATCGCTGGTGTATCCGTGCCACGGAAACGTGGCGAAAGGATGGACACTTCCACCACGCCATGGTCGTGGGAAGGTGTCATCATGTCGGGCACTTTCAACCTGCTTGTTGCACCACCAAAGGTCGGCAAGTCTGCCTTGATGGTTGGAATGATCAGCGCATGGTTTCACGGCGAAGAATCTTATCTAGGCCAGAAACTTCACGGCGCTTGCCCCAAGGTTTACATCATTGGGACTGATCAACCTGAAAGTGATTGGAACACCTTGTTTGAACGCGAAGGCTTAGTAAATCGCGATGGCGAACTATCAGGCCCGATCGAAATGTTGTGGCACACGGGAGCACCGTTGCACCTAACAGTTGAGGGGATTAAACATCTTTCTGAGATCGCAGAAGAAAACCCTGGCTCATTCTTTTTGCTCGACAGTTATCACGCTTGTTGTGCGCCGCTTGGTCTGGAAGAAGCTGCCTCAAGTTTTGATGGCCCAGCCCGTCAGCTTTCCGAGGCCCTTGCCCCACATAAGGCCACGTTGGCAATGATCCACCACACCAACAAAAGCGTCAGCGGCGGCAATGCAACCAATGCAAGCCGGGGCAGCAATGCCTTGCCTGCAGCGGCCAGCCTCACGATCTTGATGAACTGGTTCAAGCAGCCTGCTGAAGGCCAGACACAATCAGATCATCGCGTTGTGCTCAAGACGCAGGGGAGGGCAAAAGGCACGACCCTGCTGATTGAGCTTGAAGACGATGGATGGGTGCATCACGGCGACGGCGAGAATGTCTTGGCTGCGGAGGCCATGCAAGAGGCCGCTGACGATCTCCAGGGCCGTCAGGCTGACGTGTTCGACTACATCAAAGAGCGTTGGCTCTTGGGTGAGTTCACTGTGGCGGGGACAGAGCTTGCATCGCATTTCAATCTTGAGCGCAACAAGACGAGCCGTTGCCTTCGCGGCTTGGTTCGCAAGGGCTTGGTTGAAGAAGCAGGACTTGCCGATCCTGGGGTGCTTGGTGGTCGTCCTTCGCCGTTGTATCGACCAGCAGGAGGATCCTCCCTAGAGGGGTGGCAAACGTCCCAAACGTCCCAAACCTCACCCTCTATCACGATAGAAAGGGGTTTGACACCTTTGACACCTTTGACACGTAGTGACGGGGGATCGAGGTTTGACACACCTGCTGTCGGTGCTCCTGTTGAGCTGTTTCGCAACAATGAATGGTGCAACGGGTGGGTCGTTGCCAACGCGAGCAATATGGACAGCATCCGCGCTGCAAAGCTCGGAAGCCCAAACGTCTTGATCAGCAATCTGCGCTGGGGTCTAGACGTACGCCTTTGTCAATCTGGCTTGCAAGAGCCTGAGCCAACTGAACTGTTTGATTTCTGATGCCTGACTGCAACCGCACCTATCCCGTCCGCGTCGATGTGCGCCTCACTGAAGAAGAACGCGATGCCTTGAACGCTGAAGCTATGCAACGCGGCATTCCGCGCCAGGAGCTACTGAGGGCTCGCGTGTTGAGCGAAGCAAACCAGCCAGCCCCTGTTCCTGAGATCAAGCCTGTGCATTACTCCAAAGGCCGCGACGTAATCGATCGAGCCATGGATGCTGTCAATCGCCGTTATGACATTCCCCATGCGCAATTGGAACCATTGATCTGCACGGTGATTTGCGCCCTAAACGCAAAACGTTGACAGCGGGCATGCCCGGATGTATGTTGTGTGCATCGGGCGGAGATCGCTCGACACTTTCGCTTCAACACCATGCTCGACTATCACCACACCGGTCTTAACTTGTTCGAAGCTTTCGAGCGTTATCAGGACCAACTAGACGCAAACAATCTGCTTAAGCTTGCGCGTGTCGAGCCTCTTTACACCGTCAACGCCTACAAAGGCTCTGAGCACATTTGGGAAGACTGGGCCTACGACAATGACGAACTTGCCAGCCTTAAGCAAATTGCTGCTGAGAGCGGTTACACAGTCACCGTTGAAAAAGTAAACAACGATTGATCACACGTCGGGGCGCCTGATGCCTGGTCTCATACAGCAGGCTGAAAGCTATACAACACCCACCCCCGTGGGGAAAGCAGGGCGGGCTTGGTGTCCCGATCAATACCCCGACTTCAAACATGGACGAACATCTCAAAGCACTTCAACATGAACAGGAGCGAAACGCCTTCCTTCAATATGAAGCCAGACTCAGCCTTGCCTATGCCAGAGCCAGAGATCCATACCCTCGACGATGGCAATCTGCTCGTCTCAGTCGGCCCCTTCCGATCGATTGTGAGTAGCTGGCATCTCACAGAAGAAAAAGTAATTCGCTTGCAGGGCTACTACCGAAAAGCTCATCCACACCTTGGCCTTTGACCGACCATCTTTTGTTTCCCCTGTTAACTTCAGGGCATGGCTAAATCAACCAATGTAGAAATTACAGAGCGCGTAAACGCTGTCTACAAGTTGTTGTTGCAGTCATATTCGCGTTTTGAAATAGTGCAATACGCTGCGAAAGAGTGGGGCGTGCAGCCGCGCCAAGCGGATGAATACTTGGCACGAGCAAGACAGCTCATCGCTAAAGACTCAGAGATTGAGCGCCCTGAATGGTTAGCCGCTGCAATTTCACGCCTTGTGCAATATGAAAAACGTGCAGGACGTGACGAAAATTTGCAGGTTGCAATCAAGGCTCTTGAGACTCAAGCCAAGCTCCTTCGCTTTGACATGAACTGATGCCGTTGCTCTCAGGCATCACAGGCAACGAACCTCTTCTTGGGTTCGTCAAAGAAATACAGACGTTTGAACGACCAACGACAACAGAAGTTCTTGCACGAGTTCAAGACGGGATGTTGTCCCATCAGGTCAAATTCTGCGAAGACACTGAGCACCGCAAACTTGGGCTCGTATGCGGTTTTGGGGCAGGCAAGACATACGGCTTGATCTGCAAAAGTGTTCACATGGCTGCGCTGAACGTAGGCCACGTTTCTGCCTTGTTTGAACCTATTGCACCAATGCTTAGGGATATTCTTATGCGATCAATGGACGAGCTGCTTATGAAGTGGCAGATCCCTTTTGACTTTCGTGTAAGCCCCTTGCCGGAATATACCCTTCATTTTCGCGAGGGCAGCCATACCATCCTGCTTCGCACCATGGAAACGGCCAATCGGATTCGAGGTCAAAATTTGTGCGCCGTTGGGTTCGACGAAGCTGATACAGCAAACAAATCAGTTGCGACCCAAGCCATGCGAATGGCACTGGCTCGCCTTCGCTCTGGCAACGTGCAGCAGTTTTACGCTGCCACTACCCCAGAAGGTTTTGGTTGGGCGTTTGACACGTTTGAAAAGAACGCAAGCAAAGACACCGCTTTGATTCGTGCCAAAACAACTGATAACCCCTATCTGCCTGAAGGATTTGTTGATTCGTTGTTAGAGAATTACCCAGAAAATTTGATCAAGTCTTATTTAAACGGTGATTTTGTCAATCTAAATACTGGGCAGATTTACGATCGTTTTGATCGTGCTAAACACGTCATCACAGAATTGCCAAACGTTGAGAATGAACCTTTAAGGATCGGGATTGATTTCAACGTCGCAAACACTAATGCTGTTATCGGGGTCCGCATTGGCGATCGACTCGTGATAATAGATGAAATCGCACAGGCTCACGATACAGAGAGTTTGTCTAGAGAAATAAGAAGGCGATACCCTGATCAAAGAATCTATGTTTACCCCGATGCCTCAGGCTCTAGCCGCCATACCAACAGTTCGCGCACGGATATTGCAATTCTTGAATCGTTTGGGTTCTCGAATCAGTCAGGTAAAAGCAATCCCGCCGTACGTGATCGGATACTTGCTGTTCAGGTGCTCCTGGAAAATTCCCAGGGGTTAGTTCGAGTTCAAATCTCTGACAAGTGCAAAAGATTGATTGAATGCCTTGAGTTGCAATCGTGGAATGCAAAAGCCGAGCCCGATAAAGAGGCCGGCTTCGATCATTTCTGTGACGCATTTGGATATCTGGTCGTGAGAGAATTTTCCCCACTTCATGCGCGTGCTGGACGGGGCACTGGCATTAGGCTCTACTAAACTGTGGTATCGGGCGGGTTCTAACTGTGTATTCAGGCTTTTCTGGTGGTCGCCAACGCGTTGGCAACGTCACTCAGGTGAACGACCCCAGTACGGCTTGGGTTAATCAAGAACCGCATTGGGGATTGATTGAACATTTACTTGGTGGCACATACAAAATCAGAAAAGGCCACCGCAAATTTTTACCGCAAGAGCCAAGAGAATTAGACGAGTCTTATGACAACAGGCTGCAGCGTTCTGTTTTAGCGCCTTATTACGTCAGGCTAGAACGCATGTTGGCGGGCATGTTGACGCGTAAGCCAGTCAGGCTTGACGATGTTTCTGATCAAATCCGCGAACAACTATTCGACGTTGATCTGCAGGGCAATGATCTGCAGACGTGGCTTTACAACACATCGCGCATCTGCATTCGCTACGGGCACGTTGGTGTTCTTGTTGATGCGCCAAAGTCCGGCGATACTGGTCGCCCTTACTGGATCACGTACTCGCCAAGGGACATCCTTGGCTGGCGCACTGAAATGGCTGATGGGCAACAGAAGCTGACGCAGCTTCGTTTGTTTGAAAAGGTACTTGTCCCAGATGGCTTGTACGGCGAGAAGCAAGTCGAGCAAGTACGTGTCTTGACTCCTGGCGCATTTGAGATTTTCCAAAAAGATCAAAAAGGCGACTTCCGTGTTGTTGATGAGGGCACAACAAGTTTGAGCGAGATTCCGTTCAGCGTTGCTTACTCCAACCGGGTTGGTGTTTTGGAGTCATTCCCGCCGCTGGCTGATATTGCTGAGCTAAATCTGCAGCACTATCAAGTGCAATCAGATCTTGGGAATCAACTGCACATCAGCGCAGTACCGATGCTTGCGTTGTTTGGTTTCCCTGCAGCAGCAGAAGAAATTAGCGCAGGCCCAGGTGAAGCACTAAGCCTCCCTGAGGGAGCGGCGGCAAGCTACATCGAACCGGCTGGCAACAGCTACGACGCACAGTTCCGCAGGCTTGATCAGATTGTTTCGCAGATTAATGATCTTGGCCTTGCCGCTGTGATGGGTGCAAAGCTCAGCGCAGAAACTGCCGAATCAAAGCGCATTGATCGCAGTCAAGGCGACAGCACGATGATGGTTGTCGCGCAGCAGATGCAAGACATGATCGATAACTGCTTGCGGTTCCATGCTGATTATCTGCAGGAGTCACAAGCTGGCAGCAGCCTTGTCAATCGTGACTTCATGGGCGCAAGACTTGAGCCACAGGAGATTCAAGCGTTGTTGCAGCTTTACACCGCTGGCACGGTGACACAAGAAACGTTGTTGCTGCAGTTAGAGGCTGGGGAAGTATTAGGAGATGACTTTGATGTTGAGGCTGAGCTAGAAGCAACCCAGGCTGGTGGATTACTTGAAACACCGCAGCCAGTCCCGCAGCAGGAAGTCACAATGCCTGAAGGAGAACCGGAGGTAACCGATGGGGTGGCTTGATGATTTGCGCAAACCAAAGGCAGAACAACCATCAAGTCGGGATTTCTTTTATTCGCATGACAGGCTTGCCAATCAGTATTTTGCTGTCATCAGACTGACGTGGTATCTGGACGGCAAAGTTTGCGCCGTAACCGAAAGCAGTATTGCGACTTATGACAAAGACGTGGTGGCGGAATTTACGTCAATTTTGGATAACGCGTTAAAGCTTGGCGCTGATGCCGCTGTTGTTTGTATTGAAGAGCCTGGGATCCTTGGCATCTATGAAAAATGAGCACACCCGCCGAGCTTTACCGCAATGCCATCGACCTCAATCGATTTAGCAATGGTGTCGCGAAGCGCATCGCTCGCACATACAACGATCTTATTTTGGATGCTGTTGATCAGCTGCGTGGGATTGATGAGTTGTCTGCGCCTAGCAAGGCTGCACGGCTTAGGGCCATTCTCGCGCAACTAAAAGAATCGCTGAATGGATGGGCCGGATCAAGCACGATTTTGGCGGTTGAAGAGTTGCAGGGGTTGACGCTCTTGCAGTCTGAGTTTGTGGAAGATCAGTTACGCAAGGCGTTGCCAATTGAACTGCGTGATCAAATTCGCAGTGTGCAGATCAGCCCGCAGTTTGCGCAGTCCGTTGCAACGGTGGACCCGACTGCCTTGAATGTTGTTTCGCTCAGTGATGACCTGCAGGCTGCAGTCACTGGAGCGCCTACAACGTTTCAATTGACAGCAGCGCAAGGCACAACAATTACGTTGCCAAACGGCAAGGTGCTGGAAAAATCGTTCCGTGGTTTAGCTGAATCACAGGCTGATCTTTTTGCCAAGACTGTTCGCAATGGGCTGTTGATTGGTGAATCGACGGACAAGATCGCGAAGGATTTAAAAGGCACTTTGCGTTTTGGGCAGCCAGGTAGCGCGAGGCAGATTGCGCAGGCTGGCGGCAAGGTAACTGCAATGGCTAATCGTCAAGTAATGGCGATGGTGCGCACCAGTATTAATCAGGTCGCAAACGCATCAAGCCAACAGGTGTATGAAGCCAACCAAGATGTGACCAAGCGTTACCGCTATGTCGCGACGTTGGACAGTCGAACATCTCCAATTTGCCAAGCTTTAGACGGTCAAGAGTTTGATTACGGCAAAGGTCCAGTCCCGCCGCAACACTTCAATTGCAGGTCAACGACTGTGCCTGTTATTGATTACGAAGGATTGGGGATTCCGCCGCCAAAGCCTGGCAAGCGCAGAAGTTCAGATGGGTTGGTGCCTGCTGATCAAACCTATGGGCAATGGCTGAGCAATCAAAGTAAAGCTGTAAAGGCTGATGTCCTTGGCCCTGAAAAAGTTCCGTACTTCAATCGTTTATCCCGAAAGTATGGCCCGAGCAAAGCGATTCGGAAGTTTGTCAGTGAAGACGGTTCGGAGTTAACCTTGGATCAGCTCAAGCGCCGTTACCCCAGTGGCAAAGCTTCATAGCAGATTTCAACTCACGCTTCCGGGCGAAGAGAAGAAGTCAAAGCCTGCAGCTAAAAAAGCTGTGGCCAAGAAAACAGCAACTAAGGAGGAATCCTGATGCCTAGCTACTCCGGGCCAAAGAAGCCTCAGATGGCTGCTAAAAAGAAGAAGAAGAAAGGAGGCAAGAAAAAGTGAAGAAGGGTTCTCGCGTTAGTTGGGTTTACCAGGGCAAGCGGACCTTTGGCGTTGTTACCGGCAGCGGTGGCAAGCGTGCATCGGTTAAGGGGCCAAGCGGCGGGACAATTACTCGTGTCGGCACTGACGCTGATCCCATTGTGCGGATCAAATCAGAAAGCACGGGCAACCCTGTTTTGAAGCGTCGCTCTCAACTGAAGGCGGCACCAAAAGGCAAATGACCATCGAGCGTGGTGGCCATACATTTGCGGGCTACGACAAACCGATTAAGACGCCGAATCATTCGAGCGGCAAATCACACGCCGTTGTGGTCAGCGTTAAAGGCAGCCCGAAACTCATACGTTTTGGGATGCAGGGCGCAAAAACAAAGCGCCCGCGCAAGGGTGAATCAGCGGCGGATAAGGCAAAGCGTGCGTCTTTTAAAGCGCGTCATGCGAAAAATATCGCCAAAGGGAAAACAAGCGCGGCATTCTGGGCGAACAAAATTAAATGGAGCTGATAACCTTTAGGAGCAAATAAGCCCTACGGGTTGCACATGTCTGAAGAGCAAATTCAAGAGACTACGTCTTCTGAACCTCAAAACAATGCTGAACTTGAATCATTAAAAGGCAGCGTTGAAGCATTAGAGCGCAAAAACCACGAGCTAATCGGCAAGCTAAAAAAGACCAAAACGATTCCTGATGGCGTTGATGTTCAGGAGTTACTGGACTTCAAAGCTAAGGCGGAACAAGCAGACCTGGAAAAGCAAGGCAAGTACGGGGAAGCCCGACAAGCTTTGGAGCAACAATTCCGTGAGGCG